AACATGGACCCAGGATTAAAACCATATCACTTGTCAGTGTCAACAGACATAGGACAAATATATCAATCAATTGAATCCAGCGTTAACGCCATTGACAAGATGGCTAACACTGGTGCTGTTAGAGCAACAGAAGCAAGAACAATGAGTGGTGTTGCTATGGAAACAGAGTTTCAATTGTTAAATGCCAAACTAGCAGAGATTGCGGATCATTTAGAACTAGCAGAAGAACAAATGTGGCGTATATGGTGCTTGTATGAAGGAACTGCATGGGATGGTGAAGTGGATTATCCAGGTAGTTTTAATATCAAAGATACCAGCAACGATTTAGAACAATTGAAACTGGCTGTAGAAACTGCTACAGATCCTATGGTGCAACAGTATGCTAACAAAGAAATATTAGAAATATTTGATGTTGATGTTGATGAACTTGAGGAAGAATATCAAGCACATGTTATGATAGATCCTGTTACTGGCACAGAGATTATGGTAACCACTCTAGAGCAACATGAAAAATTAATGGCTTTAGGATGGCAACATAATGAGTAGACTAGATATAGACGCAATAAGAAGTCAAATGACGCTTGGCATGGACATTGCCTTAGGCGGAGTTGGCAGAGCAGAATTTATACAAAAGTTTGGCAGAAACCCTTCTATTGGTAATGCACCAGAAACTGTATGGAATTACGGAGGCATTTACGTTTATCCCACCGTAGCGGCACCAGTGTATGTAAGTGGTAGTGATGAACAAGATGGCGCCGCAGGCACAGGTGCAAGAACTGTTACAGTTCTAGGTTTAGATGCCAACTACAACATGATTCAAGAAACACTAACAGTAGACGGAGCACCATCAGGTAGCAGTTTCTTAAGAGTATACAGAGCATTTGTAGTTACGGCTGGCACATTAGGTGCTAACAAAGGCACAGTATTGATTTCAACAGGAGCAACTGGGACAGGAACAGTTCTAGCAGACATTGGCACCATAGGCTCAGGCACTACTTACGGAACAGGCCAGACATTCTTAGGCTTATACACAGTGCCAGCAGGATACAAAGGTTATCTTACCAGATGGAACATAGGTGTTGGTGCATACAATGATAATTGCACAGCACTATTAGGTTGGAAAAGTCCACAAGGACTATTTAGAACTCGTGATGTTATGAGTGTGCCAGGTGGATTACATAACATTAACTACAATGTTCCACTAATATTTGATGAAAAGGTTGACATTGAAATTAGAGCACTTTGTTCAACAGGCACAGAAGTATCAACCAACTTTGATATAATTTTAATTAAATCATAACCAGGAGTAAGACAATGGCAATGTATAAAAAGAAAAAGAAGAAAACAGGCACCAAGAAGAAATATTAATAAATAAATATTTAAAACACTACCTCAAGGAGGGCGTCGCAACATGAGCGAACAAGAAATCATGGCAGGCAATACAGAGTCAACTGACGATTCAAGCCAAAAATTAAATAGTCAGGAAACACAGCAGGCTAAAACCTATACTGAAGAAGAATTTAATCAGCACATGGCAGGACTTAAAGCAAGTCTAACCAAAAAACTATTAAAACCTTATGAAGATTTAGGTGACCCAGAAGAACTACGCCAGTTGAGACAAGAGGCAGAAAAACGCCAACAGGAACAACAAATTAAACGTGGTGAGTTTGAAAAAACACTTCAGGAATTAGCCGCTAAAAAGGATCAAGAAATCCAAAAAAGAGATTCAGTAATCCGTGAATATAAGATTGACACTCCCTTGCTCACAGCGGCAAGTAAGATGAAGGCGGTGGCACCAGAACAAGTCAAAGCCCTGTTGAAAAACAACATCAATCTTAACGAAAACGGTGAAGTTACAGTTCTAGATGATAAAGGACAGGTTAGATACACTGATGACGGAACAGCGTTAACAGTGGATGATTTTGTAAAAGAATTCTTAGATACTAATCCACACTTTGTTGGTGCTACACCAAGCACAACATCTACGAAGACGAACATAGCACCTGGTAAGAGCGGAGATATTGATATCAATAAATTGGATATGACAAATCCACAACATAGACAACTTTATGCAGATGCCCGTAAGGCAGGACGCATCAAGTAAATTTAATTTTTAACTTAAGGAGTTAAACATGGCATTCCCATCAAACAGTAATACAGACATTAACCAGGAATTGTATGCAAACCTGGTTGCGGCGGCACAATACGCGGCTTATGAGTCAAGTATTGCTCGTCAGTTAGTTTCTGTTTTTGACATGCCTGCTAACGCAGGTAAAGTAGTCCAAGTTCCAGTTTGGGCGGCTATTACAGCAGAAAACATCGCAGACGAAGCGGCGGCAACAGCAAAAACAACAAACACAACAAGTGCTAGTATTACATTAACAGAGCATGTAGTTTACCATCAAATTACTGATATGTTAAAAGATTCAGCATACAACAATGTGTTAACACAATTAGGTGACCAATCAGGTCGTGCTATTGCTGAGTCAATGGATAACGAAGTATTTGCGTTATTCAACTCAATCTCAGCATCAGTAGGCACAGAAGACAGTGATATCACTGTAGACAACATCTTTGAAGCAGTAGCAACACTACGTGCGGCTAAAGTTGTAGGTCCTTTAGCGGCTGTTTTATCACCAATTCAAGCACTACAACTTAAGAAAGAATTAGCAACAACTGGTGGCGCAAACCTATCAGCAAACGAAACTGCTAACTCAATCTTACGTGGTTACTACATTGGTTCTCTAGCAGGATGTAGTATCTATGAGTCAAGTTTAGTTAAACAAAACTTAGACACTGACACTGACACTGTATTAAACGCAGTTGGCGCAGTATTTGCTCCATCAGCATTTGGACACAGTATGCGTGGCGGTATCAATGTTGAAGAACAAAGACAAGCGGCGGCTCGTGCTACTGACTTAGTTGTTTCTGCAACAGCAGGCGCGGCTATTATCCAAAACAGTCATGCTGTTAAAATCGTAGGTAACGCGGCTTAATTTGCTAAATAAGTATGTTCATATTTTTAATATGCTATTTTTTATATGAACTCTTAAATTAGTGTTAAGATTAGAAAGGGTCTCAGGACCCTTTCTTTTTATCTATGAAAACAGTTATTTGTCATTTTTACAATGAAGAATGGTTATTACCGTGGTGGTTAGAACATCACAGTAAACTGTTTACCCATGGCATTATGATTGATTATCATTCTACTGATAATTCCGTAAATCTTATAAAACAATATTGTCCAACCTGGGATATAGTAACTAGCCGTAATCCTAATTTTCAAGATGCAAGAGCAATTGATAGCGAAGTTGAATACTATGAACATCAATTAAGTGGTTGGCGTATGGCATTGAATGTCACTGAGTTTTTATATGGCACTTGGGATGATTCACAGAACCAATGGTTTGTGCCACAATATGTTTTTGTAGATATGGAAACAGAATCACAAGAATTAGACCCAAAAAGACCCATATATGAACAAAGACGGTGGGGATATTCAGACATAGAAGACTACAAAGCATTATCAATGGGCAGTAGTCCACGCCCAGTTAGAAGCCTACATAATTACCATATGAATTATCCTTTAGGTAGACACTTTTGGAATAATAAACCCAACACTGACAAATTGGCTATTTTTTATTATGGTTGGGCTAGTATGGAACCTAATAGCATACAGAGAAGAATGCAGATACAGACACAGATACCAAACAAACCAACTAGTTATAGTCAACCTGGTGGACATCATGTATTCACAGAACAATTATTGTTAGAAAGATTTAAAAAAGAACAACAACCTTTAGCCAAAGATTTAAGTGAAGTTATTGATAGATTAACTTTGAATAAATAGTATATTACAAGAGGAAAAGACTATGGCATACGCTACAATGGATGATTTATTACAAGTAGACCCAACAATCGCAGAATATGGTGTGCTTGATTTTGATGTAGAACTAGCAAAATCAGAAGCAGAAATCAATAGACTGTTAAAAGTTAGATGGTTTACACCTTACGTCAATGCTAGAGGCAAATATAACCTAGCATTTGATTCTACACTGCTTGATGCTACACAGTTTACCAAAGCCACTGTCTATCACTGCATAGCAGAACACATCATGCCTAAACTAACCAAATTTGAAGTAGAAGGTGATGTATTTCAAGTTAAAATGAAATATTTTAGCAGTCGCTTTGAAGAAGAGTTTGATCTTATCTTAAGAGAAGGTGTTAGATACGATTTAGATGATGATGGCAGTTACGAAGAAGAAGAAACTAAGCCAGTTCACGGATTATATCTTACTAGATAACTGATTTTTTTGTGATAAATATTAACGAAGTAGAAGGACTACTCGTAAACGGTTGAAAAGGATTCAACAGATGACAATACCCCGCCTTACGATGTCCTTACCACTCCCAAAGGACATATTTAATGAGTTATAGAGAACAAATAGCAGAGGACATAGTTAAAGTCCTTAAAAATGTTACTGATTTACAACCTAATTTTGTAACTAGAGAGCCTTTTGAGGCTGATAAACTAGCCATAACTCAATTCCCAGCCATACTAGTAGCCACAGGCACAGAAACTAGAGAAACAGTTACTCTAGGCACTGGTGGATTACGTAGAGGCACAATAGAATACAACATACGCTGTTTTGTC